GGCTGAAGTTCGCGCGGTAGGCAATCGCCTCTTCCACGCTCTGACAGCCGTAAGCCGACAGGTAGGCAAAGCCGCGCAGGCTCTGCGCCACGCTCAGCAGCTCGGTAGCCACAGCCTGCGTATCGTGACCGGGCACGCCGAGAATGCGGGGCTTCACGCCGCACACCGCCTGCGCGGCCAGCAGCGCTTTCATGCCGGTGCGCTGGCCGTTGCTCACGCCGCCGATGATGTTGGCGGTGGTTTCCGCCTCGGTCTCGCCCTGCGGCACGCGCACCACGACGGTGACGGGTTTAGCCTGGTCGGCGATAGCGTCCAGCGAGCGCGCCAGCGTGCCGGATTCGCCCGCCTTGCCGCTCGCGGTGAGTACGTCGGTCAGCAGTACCGGACGATTAAGCGGGAACGTGGCCGCGTCGGCGTCATCGCCGGTGCAGACCATGCCGACAATCGCCGTGCTGACGGTGGTGATAGTTCGGGTGCCCTCGTTGATTTCCTCAACGCGCACGCCGTGGTGATAATCCTGTGCCATATGGCGGTTCTCCTGTGAAGGGGTTCCGCTATGGTGAAAGGTGAAGGTCGCACGCGCACGCGCCGGGTGTTGTGTGAGAAATGGCACAACGACGGGCAATAAAAAACGCCCGCTAAGGGCGCTTTAACTGGTCAGGTTTTTGGCTGCTGCGGCCACTCTTCAGGGGGCTGAGTTTCGGGATCGACTCTGCTCAGCAGCACACGGTACCTCTTCCACGCCACCAGACTGGACTTTTCCTCATCGGTTGCGATGTCAAGATCGACCGCATCCTGCAGCGTCTGGATTTGTGTAGATGCGTCGCGTAGTCGCGCAGCCAGAATCGCCAGCTTTGCCTCAGTGTTGAGCACGGGTATTCTTGGCTCACCCTCAACAATGACTCCATTGATGAGACGACTTGCTGGACCGGTTGCTTCAAATTCCGCCTGATTAAGCTCAGTCAGTTTTTGCGCTATGTAACTTTCGGCGTCCGCATCAGTGAAGGCAATTAACATTCCGTTCACGTAGTTTTCCGCGTCAGTTGAAACGAAATAGCGAAGAGAATAGCCATGGAGGTCAGTATCAGGGGTCTGAAAAGTTTTATTTTCATCAGTCATATAGTCACCAGAATGCCAGCAGGTTAACGTTAAGTGGCCCATCATTATTGTTATAAACTCCGCAGTTATTAGGTCCAACACCCGTAAGCCATGCCTGCGGCGAACCATTAATTGCGGATAGTAAAATGCATGGAGCATTAGGGAAACCGGCTGGAAATGTCCAGGTTACCCCGCTCTTCGCGCCAATCGTCATGTTCGTTCTGCACCACTGACCGCCAGCAGGGATTTTTCCCCACGCACCATTGCCATTGCTGCCTGACTGAAACTGCCAGTAAGCAACGGCACTGTTAGCTGCCGTACCGCCCGCAACCGCAAAACCCTGCCCCGGATCGCCGCCCCGGTATGCAAATCCACCCAGCACGTTTCCGAGCCGGATGTTATTGACAACCGCACCCGAAATATCGCTGGTCTGGGCATAGAATGTCTGCCCGGAATCACCGTTAAGCCCGGCTTTTTTTGCCAGCTCCGACGTCAGCAGGGAAGCCGGCACGGCGGCGTTCGCATCGCCAGGTGCACTTTGCACCCAAAACTTTTGTGTCGGAGAGCCACTCAGCAGGGCATGCAGGGCCAGCGCGGTATTCATCTGCCCCCGGTTCACCACGTGACCGTCCTGCGTGGCGTCTTTCGCCGAGAACTGCTGATTCACGTTACCGGCCAGCAGCGCCCGTGCGGCCAGTTGATTTGTCATCGTGGCGGCAAAATTCGGATCGTTTCCAAGCGCAGCCGCCAGCTCGTTCAGCGTGTCCAGCGCCTCCGGGGAAGAGGCAACCAGCTGGGCAATGGCCGCCTGCACAAACGCCGTATTTGCCAGCTGCGTGGAGTTATTTCCCGCTGCTGCCGTCGGTGCTTTCGGCGTGCCGGTAAACGTCGGGCTGGCCTTCAGCGCGTACTGCATATGCGGGTCTGCAGCCTTGATGTGTGCATCCAGCAGGCCGTCGGCGTACTGGCGCACCTCAATCGCTTTATCATCCACGTACTGCCGGGTCGCCAGCACCACCGACGGGTCGATTTTCAGCGTCACCGCGCTGGTGCTGTTCACGATGATAATCATGCGCACCGTCTGCGTGCGCCCGCTGCCCTCGGCCAGCTGCGGCTTGTAGGTCTCGGCGCAGTTCGCTACCGCAATCATCACTCCGTCGGCGTCAAACAAACCAATCTCACGAATCCAGAAACCGCCCTCGCCCTCCGGGATAATCTGCTCGGCAATAATCTGGCTGCCGTTAGCGGCGTCAGTCGTCAGCGAGTTGAGCGACGCGCGGCGCTTCTCACCGATAAGTTTTGTCTGTGCCGGGTCAGGCGTAGGCAGTACGCCGCCACCGTCGCCTACCGCCATCTGCGTGATGTTCACTTTGGTGCCGAGCGCGGCAGCGTTGGCAAGCTTGGCCGCGCCCTGATTGGTCAGCAGGGCAAAATATTTTTGTGTCATGCGCTCACTTCCGTCAGGTCGATAAGATGCACCGCCGCGCCGGAATACACCGGCCCGCCGACGCTGATTAGTTCAGGGGTATAGGGATAAACGGTCAGCTCGTCGCCGCTGTAGCTGGCAACGGCCACCGGCACCGTGCCGTTTGCGTCCAGGGTAATTGAAAGCCCGATAAGATGGCGGCTGCACGGCTTGGCGTCGGCAATCACGCGTTCCAGCTCGTGATACATTTCCTCGGTGATGCCGGTATCCAGCACGCCCACGTCCAGCCGGAACGTGCCCGGCTCATCGTTGGTTTTCCACCACTCAATCACGCGGATGAGATACCCCAACGGCTCCACCACGCGCCGTATAGCGCTGACGGTGCCCTTGTGCTGATGGATATAAAACGCGTCCTGCACCACCTTGCGCTTCACGCTTTCCGCCCAGCTTTCGTCCCAGCGGTCCACCGAAAACGCCCAGGCAAGATAGGGCAGAAAGTTCACCGGGCAGGTGTCCGGATTCCACAGGTCGCGCAGCGGCACGTTCAGCCCGGAAATCCCGCTGCACGCCTGCGCCAGACGGCGCTCCAGCGCGGATGAGCCGGGCGGCAGCAGACTGTTACTCATGACGCCACCTCGTCGTCCGCCACCGTCACGTCGGTGCCGGTGCAATTGCCCGCCTGCGTACGGTCCATGATGATGTCCTCAGCCGGTTCGGTGATGTCCACCCAGTCCACACCGGCCACGCGCAGCACCGCGCCGTAGGACTCGCGGCGCACACTGCGGCCCAGCTTTTTCTGCTCGGTGAGGTAGGCGGCAAGCCGCGCGTTTGCCGCTTTCAGACAGGGCGCGGCGGCTACGCCGTCAAACAGGTGCAGCTTCGCCTGCACCCGGTAGTCGTTGATGGTTGCAGCCTGCACGGACACGCGGTCCGCCACCGGGCGCACGCTTTCGTCATTCAGCGCTTTGTCCACTGTATTCAGTAAATCAGCGGTTGCCGTGCCGTTACCCTCACGGCTCAGCACGGTGACCAGCACTGTCGCCGGTGACGGGCTGATGGCGGACACGTCCTGCACCCGTCCGTCCGCGCTACGGGCGTGAAACTCGTAGGCCGCCGTCGGGCCGGCAACCGATAAGCCCTCAAACGCTTCCGGCACGCGCACGCGCAGCGCGTCGTCCGATTCCATCACCGCGTCCACCGGCGGCACAGCATCCGGGTTGGCCGGGGTGATGGTCAGGCGCTGCACGTTACTGCGCGCGGCCAGCTGGTCGAGGTCACTGCCGAGCGCGTAAGCCACCATAACGGCCTGCGCCGCCTCGTTGATGCGCTGGCGCAGCAGGATTTCGCGGTACACGCTTTCCTGTAAGCACTTCACAATCGGATCGGACTCCAGCGCCAGCACGCGGCGCATGGCGGCCTGTTCTTCCGCCGGATAGAGCGCAATCAGCGCTTCCTTGCGTTCGGCCAGCAGCGTTTCAAAGTCCGGCACCTCGATCACTTCCGGTGCGGGCAGTTGCGAAAGGTCAATTACTGCCACTGTTCACCCCCGTAGGCACTGACATTGCGAGCGGTGAGCCGTCGGCACGCTGGCCGGTCAGCTCAACTACCATGGAGCCATCAAAGGCGCTGGTTATGCCCAAAGAACTCAGGCGGATGCGCGGCTCCCAGCGACTCAGCGCCGTGTACGCCGCCGCCATCACCTGAAGGCGCACCACGTCGTTCTGCGGCTGGTCAATCAGCACCGACAGCAACGAACCGTATTCACGACGCCCGATGCGACTGCCTTCCGGGGTGATCAGGATGTCGCGCACGCTCTGGCGAATGTGCTCGGTATCGGTGATGGCTGCGCCGGTGTCGCGGTTCATGCCGAGATACATCATTGCGGGCCTCCTGACGTGTCGCTGCCGGACTTCACGCCGCCGTGTTTGTGCTTATCAACCACCACGCCGTTTGAACTCATATCGCCACCGCCCTGCGTCACCGCGCCGTTCATCACGGTCTGACTGTTAATCAGCGTCTGGCTGGCATCAACGCCCAACTGGTCGGTGATCAGCTGGATGCCGTCGGCGGCCTCAATGCGTACGCTTTTGATGTTCTTAATCAGCAGCTGGCCGGTGTCTGGTTCGTACTGAAACCAGCCGCCGTCGTTGAACACGGTGGTGCTGCCGTTCTCTGAATAATCGGGCGGCGGGAAGGCGTCGGAATAAATGGCCGGTAGCGCAAACGCGGTTTCAAGATTGCCGCCGAGGCTCAGCAGCACAACCTGCTCGCCGATAGACGGCTGCCACCACGTGCGCGTTTTACCGGCGCGGCAGGTGAGCCAGTTAATCCAGTTGGTTTCAAGGTCGCCCGTTTTCACCCGGCATAGCCAGTTGGCCGGATCCACATCGGACACTATGCCAGTGCGGATCAGGTTGGTGATAAGGCGCATGATTTCGGTGAGTTTGTCGTTCATTATTCGAGGGTGTCATTTATGAAAGCTTATGGCACTCACAGGACATTGTTTCGTTCGTGACACAAAAAATTTTTCCTCCGAAGGTGGAGGAATAAAGCGATAAGCTTGGCTTGCCTCAAAAGGTTGCGCTTTCAAAAAAAAGCGCATTTGAAAAAGCATTAAAAAAAAAGTATGTTAACAGGAAATCAGTACGACAATTTGTGCATAGCAGTTTAAGCATAAGCTCTTAGCAAATGCCTAATATTCGAAATTAAAGAAAACCACCATGTTATTGTTGAAGCATACCTTCTATAATGACGAGCTCTCTGCATTAATCTTATTAAGGAATGTAATGGAAAATCTTTATGAACTAGGTAAAAGGGTCGAGAGATTATTATATTCAAGTGTCTTTGTAATATTAGCTAGCTTTGCTTTTTACTCACTATCTTTAGCTATAGTTCAGGACTTTAAAAAATCAAAACTTGATGCATACAACCAAATCCTAGAAGAATTAAAATCTAATTATGATAAATATCAAGCAGCAGAAGATTTATCTGGCTATTTCAGAACAATAATAGACAATGACAACTCTGATATATCTTCTGATATGAAGACGAAAACCGAAGCAGAAATAGAAGCAAAGAAAAACGAATTAATGAAGGAGAACATCGCGAGACAAAAGTTAAATCTACCAGCAATAATATTAAACGCACGCGAGTACAACCCACAAGAATTTGATGCCAAAAAATTTGAGAAAGGAGTAAAGACTTCAGAAATAAACAAGATAAGAATATACTTTCACATAGAGGAAGCATCCAATGATATCGCTGCATCTGAAACATATAAAACATTAATAGGTAGATTGATTTACAGAATACAAAAGCAAGATAGTGACATACTACCTTACTTACAAGCACAGTTTAAAATGAGCGAAAACTTGAGCTCATTCACTAAGACATTGCAAGAAAACGCTGAAGATCTCAGTAATATAAAAATTAAAATTTTTGGCATTGAAGCACCAATGCAATTTCCTTTTTCTTTAGGAGATATGAAATCCAATATATCTCTTTACAATGTCGAGAGGATTGGAATGACAGCATTTCCTGTTTTCCTAGTATTTTGGTTAGGGTCAATTTGCATGACGAGAAATAAAGAGATATATTTTCTCGTTAAAACCAGAATGGTAGCGCATTCTTATCCTCATATATTAAATCTTTTTCAGTTTGTTGATAGCGAATATAACTATAAGTCAAAAGAATCGCATGAATTAAACCTACTACTTATAGGTGTGGGGTCGGCAATGCAAAAACATAGATTATATGCAATATCGCTATTTTCATTTCGAGTTTTTGTTGGATGCGGGCTATTATTGGTTATAACCACGCCCGTATATTTGGGGTTCATTAATGTAATTTATTTCTCATTTTCACAAATCGGAACAATCCAGCTATTTATATTGCTAATATGCTTAACAATAAACGCCGCCCAAATTATTTCCCTTGCTTTATGCGAGGCGAAAATCACCAAGAATTTTTTCTATATTCAGAGGAAAGAAAATGGGATCATTTAAAAGAAAGTCGCAAGCTCTAGTGATTTCATTGCTAACATCACTGTCTTTTACTGCCAAAGCAAGTTCAGAAGACATTAATTTCTATGTTTATGGGCATTATAATTACTGTAAATACTGGACTAAAGACTCAAATAATTCAAACACTCAAAAACTAGATAACATGACGAAGGCGGTTTGGATTTCTGGTTATATGTCTGCAATCAACTTTTATACGGGCCGAGAAAACTTTCCTGACATAAGTGTCATCACTGTCAATGATTACGTTACTAACTTCTGTTTGAAAAACCCTAAAGGAAAAACTAATACTGCAATTGTTGAGTTAATTACAAAGTTAAAAGACACAAAAGAAATTAACTAATAATTCAACAATCTAAAACTATAAAGCTACAGTGAGAGATTGACATAATTCTTATACCAAGCTAAACCTGCAAAAAGTGTAATAATTTATCTTTTACATATTTTTCAATATTCGCGCTAAAACCCAGTAAAGAGCGTTCGGGGTATTTCACCTCTTTACCATGCCTATTCACTCTGTCCCGCAAGCCGTAATGATGCACACGAACTATTCGCTGCACGCTGGGAACGAACGCAATTTCTGCCATATTTGCGTTTGCCTGCGCTTTGAGATACTTCGCCGTTTTAAGCTTCGCAAACATCTTGCGGCGAATGCGGCCCGGCTTGGTGCGGGCAGTGACGCGTCGCGGTTCCCATGCGGTGCCGTCCGGGCTGCGCTGCAGCGTGATGTTGTTCTGCTGAATGCGTCGCACATCGCGCGCCACTTCGCGCAGCATCTTTATGCGCATCGGCGGTTCTAGCTGCGACAGCAGCGCACCCAGCCACTCCTCAACTTCCTGCAACTCAGCCACGGCGCACCGTCCAGCCTTCCTCTGCATCATCCGGCGTTTCCGGCTCCGGCACGGCTTCAACCGACATCACACCGTCCACTTCCTTCACGATCACACGCTCCGTGAGCTTCAGGTTCATGCTGATGTCGCAGCGGTCATTGCCCAGAATGTCCGCCTCAAAGGTGAAAAGCCGCTCACGCTCGGTGGCGTTCTGCAGCGCGTCCGGCTGATTGACGCCGAGCCAGAATAAAACGGGCGCCATCAGCAGATTCTGGTCTCCGGTGAAGTCCGTCACCACCACGTTCAGGGTGTAGCGGTACTCCCACGAAATCGACTTGGCGGAGGTGGCAATCACCGCGCCATTGTCCACGAACAGGTGCAGGCGGTCCGGGTTGTCGGCCACGTAGGGCACGGCTTTATTCAGGGCGTTTCGCAAGGATTGCGGCTTGTTCATCGTCTTTATCCTGACAGCTGATGATGGTGTCTACCTTGTCGGCGCAGGCCGCCCAAGCGGCCTCGGAGTCGTCCAGCAGCGCCAGAAGGTCGCCGTTACGGCGCGGCGCGGCTTCGTCCAGGCGGCACGGGGTGATTCGCGGACAGCCACTCACGGTAAGACTGACCTCCGGTGAGGGCCGGACGCTGGCGCAGCCGGATAACAGGATCAGGCAAAGGGGCATCAGCCCAGCGGCGAAGCTCGTCATTTTCACGTTTAAGTTCCTCAATGGTGCGCTGCCGGTCACGCAGCAGCGTGCCGTTCTGCTCGGCGGCGGCATAAAGCTGCGTCTGCGCCCGGCTGCTGGTCTGGGTCAGAATGTTGAGGGCAATCAGCTGGCCGTTTTTCTGCGACAGCTTTTTGCCCTGCACGGCTAAATCCTTCACCTGCGCGTCGATTTTGTTGTGGGCGGCGCTGAGTCGCCACGACTGCACGCCAAGCGCGGCAATCAGAACGAGCACCGCCGCCGCCAGCGCGCGCATCATGCTGTTACTCCTTTTAAGCACCATGCCAGTTCACGCTGTCGCCGGTTATCCAGCCCCTGATTAAATACGCCTTTCACGTACACCCAGCGCGGCAGCTGATAACAGGCATCGCGCCAGCGCTCCTGTTTAATGAGCGTCACCATCGTTGAGCCGCAGGCGTTGCCTGTGCCGACGTTAAACGCCAGCGACACCAGCGCGTCGTAGACCGGCTGCGGCATGGAAACCGCAGCGCAGCGCGCCAGTGCCGCCTCAACGCGTAACACGTTGGTGATGAAATTCCCCGCCGCCTGCCGCTCGGTGATGGTCCGGCCCGGTACCACGCCAACGGTGTTACCAATGCCGTCGGTCCACTTACCCGCGTCGCACAGGTACGGCTTCAGGCGGCAGCCCTCATAATCGGCGATTAGCTTCAGCCCCTCGACGGAGGTGTGCAGCTGCTGGAAAACCGGCATCGTCGCGGCGATAGCCAGCACCATGCCGACGGTGCAGCGCTTAACGGTTTGCAGATTCATATTCCTCCCGCGTGATGCGCCCGGCGGCCAGCAGCTGATAGGTTTTGCGCTTGTAGTACCAGCTGATGATTGCCATCAGCAGGCCAATTAATACCCCGGCCACGGTTGAAACGTCTTTTAGCGACATGTCGCCCAGCCATGCCATACCGACAGCAATAAACCAGACGATCCCGGCGCGGATTCTTTCCCACATGATTCAGTCCCAAAGCTGGACGGCCTGCACGGTGGCCGCCGTCGTCACGTCCGGCAGCTCCACCTCCAGCCCGTGCGGTAAAATGGGGCCGTGCTCCGCCAGCCCCGGATTGGCCTGCAGTACCTGCTCCGTCATGCCCTGCGTGCGCCCGTAGTGACGCCAGCAGATTTCGTCCACCGTGTCGTACTGCTGCGCGCGCACCTTCATCAGATCAGCTCAACGGTGCAGTGCGGCGCGTTCTGTACGCGGCTGATGGCCCAGCGTGCGTCTCGCCACAGATCGCCGGTGGCATCTTCAAGTTCTTCCCCGCGCTTGGCAGCGGCAGCGGTGGCGTCAAAGTCCTGATAACGCTCGTTTAATACCGCGCGCGCCCAGCACCACACCGCATTCTCATAGTGATGCAGCCGCACGCTGCGTCCGGCCAGCTGCTCCGCCGGTACATCGGCCAGCCCGTTAAAGCCACGCAGCTCCTGCTGTTCGCGCCACGGGTAAAGCTCCGCGTTCACCTCCGCCATCGCGGTGAGCACAACCTGCTTCAGACGCTGCGGCGTCACGGTGCCGTCAACGCGCATCACGCTGCGAAACGTCGCCAGATCGATGTCCGGCCAGAATGAATTGTTGGGGATAATTTCCGGCGTTCCCGTCGCCTTTTCCGGCGCTACAAACTGCATGCCTTATTTCTCCTGAATAGGTGGGCGGTGGACGGGGTTTTGATGCGGCGCTGCCTGTCGCCACCCCGTGC